GTGCTCCCCAACGTCCCCCTCCCCCTGTCCCGCAAGCAGCTCCGCAGCATCGGCCGCGCCACCGCGCGAATCAACATTTGGCACGGCTCCGTCCGCTCCGGGAAAACGATCGCCAGCCTGCTCGCGTTCGTGATCGCCGTGGCCGGCGCCGGGCCGTCCGGTCTCATCCTGATCGCCGGGAAGACCATCCAGACCATCGAGCGCAACGTGCTGGAGCCCCTCCAGGACCCGCTACTGTTCGGCCCCCTCGCTCGGCACGTCGTGCACACCCGAGGCTCGACCACCGCCACCATCCTCGGCCGCACCGTCCATCTGATCGGCGCCAACGACGCCAAGTCAGAGGGCAGGCTCCGAGGACTCACCGCGCAGCTTGCCTACGTCGACGAGGCGACTCTCGTACCCGAGGGCTTCTGGACGCAGCTTCTCGCCCGACTCAGCGCCCCCGGGGCGCGCCTGTTCGCCACCACGAACCCCGACTCGCCGCGCCACTGGCTCAAGCTCGGATACCTCGACCGCGCCGACGAACTGAACCTCAGGGCTTGGCACTTCAAGCTCGCCGACAACCCGAGTCTCTCCGCCGAGTACGTCGCTTCCCTCGCCGCCGAGTACGTCGGCCTGTGGAAACGCCGCATGATCGACGGCGAATGGGTCGTCGCCGAGGGCGCCGTCTACGGCATGTGGGACGAGGCCCGGCACGTCGTCGACACCCTGCCGGACATGCGCCGGTACTGGGTCGGCATCGACTACGGCACGACCAACGCGTTCTCCGCCGTCCTGCTCGGCCTCGGCGTCGACGGCCGCCTGTACGCCTGCTCCGAGTACCGGCACGACTCCCGCGCGACCCGCCGGCAGCTCACCGACGCCCAGTACAGCGACGCCGTCCGCACGTGGCTCGCCACCTACCGGCCTCCGGGCACGCCCGACACCGCGCCGAGGGGCGTCACGCCCGAGTGGACGTTCATCGACCCATCCGCCGCGTCTTTCCACACGCAGATGTGGGCCGACGGACACAACAGCCCCGCCAAGGCCACCAACACGGTCGCCGACGGCATCCGGTCCGTGTCCAGCCTGCTCGCTGCCGACCGCCTGCTCGTCCACTCGTCATGCGCCGGCCTGCTCTCCGAACTCCCCGGCTACTCGTGGGATCCGAAGGCGACCGCGCGCGGCGAGGACGCCCCCATGAAGGTCGACGACCACAGCGTCGACGCACTCAGGTACGCCGTGCACTCCACCGCGCACGAGTGGCGCCACCTGCTCACCCTCGCCGCGTAAGGAGGCCGCCCGTGCCCCGCACACCCGACCAGCGACGCCCCGTCACCCTCCCGGTCACGCTCACCGTCGCCGGTTGCTCCGCGACCGTCGGCACCATCACCGTCGACGACGGCGAACAGATCGGCCCCCAGCTCGCCGACTTCCTCGACGACCTCGCCGCCGCCTACCGCGCGACCACGTTCCGCCCGCACGACGACGAGCACCAGGAGGTGAGTCCCGATGGCACTTCCTGAGAACGGCGCACCGTGGCCGCCGCCCGAGTGGGCCCCCGTCTACGCGCAGATGCGGGTGGACGACGCGTGGTACTCCGGCGACAAGCGCCGACTCGCCGCCGTCTACGAGCACGTCCCGCAGCCGAACGTCCGCCGGAACATGTGGGGGCGCCGGTCCGTCGACCACACCGCCCCCGAGCGGGACCGCCGCCTACACGTGCCCCTGCCCGGCGATATCGCCGCCACTTCGGCCGACCTGCTGTTCGCCGACATGCCGGCCATCACCGTGGATAGCACCGAGACTCAGACCCGCCTCGACGACCTGCTCGACCTCGGCCGCGTGCAACAGGTTCTCCTGTCCGCCGCCGAGCAGGCCGCCGCCATGTCCGGGGTCTATCTCCGCTCGACGTGGGACCGGACCGTGGCCCCGGATCGGCCCCTGCTCACCGTCGTACAGCCCGACCGCGCCGTGCCGGAGTTCTTCCTCGGCATCCTGCGGGCCGTGACGTTCTGGCGGGAGTTGAGCGGCTCGAACCAGTCCACCGTGTGGCGCCACATGGAGCGCCACGCCCCGGGCGAGGTCGAGCACGCACTCTACGAGGGCACCCCGAGCAGCGTGGGCCGCCGTGTGCCGCTCACCGAGCACCCGGACACCCGCGCCCTGGTCGAGTCCCTCGACCTCGACGGCTCCGGAGCAACCGGCGCCACCGTGAGCACCGGTATCCAGCAGCTCACCGCGTCGTACGTCCCCAACATGCTCCCGAACCGCCTCTACCGAGGCAGCCCCCTCGGCCGATCGGACTACGGGGCGCCGCTCTACGACCAGTTCGCCAGCCTCGACGAGGTATGGACGTCATGGATGCGCGACATCCTGCTCGCCCGCGCCCGCCTGATCGTTCCGCGCGGCTACCTGCGCGACGACGGCCCCGGCCGGGGCGCGACGTTCGACCTCGACCGCGAGGTCTACGACGAGCTGAACATGCCCCCGAACGAGGGCGGCGGCATCACCCTGTCTCAGTTCGCCATCCGGGTCGAGGAGCACCAGCGGTCCGCCGAGGCGATCATGCGGCAGGCCGCCCAGTCCGCCGGCTACTCCGCCCAGAGCTTCGGACTTGACGGCGGCGGGCAGCCGATCACCGCGACCGAGTCCGAGTCCCGGGATCAGCGCAGCATGGTCACCCGCCGGAAGAAGGCCGGATATTTCCGCTACGGCATCCGCGAGCAGGCCCTCGCCCTGCTCGCCCTCGACAACGCGCACTTCGGCCGCCGCAACGACCTCACGAAGCCCGTGACGGTCGATTTCGGGGACGGGGTCGCCGAGTCGGAGCAGCAGACCGCTACCACCCTCGACCTGCTCAAGCGGGCCGAGTCCGCGTCCACCAAAACCCGGGTCAAGATCCTGCATCCGGACTGGGACGACACCGCCGTCGAGGCCGAGGTCGCCGCGATCCTCGCCGAGACCGGCGCCGCCGCCCCGGACCCGGTCGGCAACTTCCCCATGTGACGCGAGGGGGTGAGCCTGTGCCGATCCACCCGGGCATGGTCGAGCCCCTCGCCGAGCGCACCCGCGATCTGTACGCCGCCGCCGAGCTGCGCCTACTGGCCATCATCGCCAGGCAGCTCGGCGCCGGCCTCGACGCCCCCGGATGGGCCGAGCAGAAGCTCGCCGCCCTCTCCGCCGTACGACGCGCCTCGCAGGCCGTCGTCACCGAGCTTGCCCAGGCCGTCAGCCTCGACGTGCACGACGCCGTCGCCGAGGCGTACAACGTCGGCAGCCGCGCCGCCGTCGCCGAACTCGGCGCCCTGTCGGACGATGCCGTGCGCCTGGTCGACGACGTCCTACTGCAGGCGCAGGCCGTCGACCGCCTCGCCGCCGAAACCGTAGACCTGCTCACCTCGACACACCGCAGCATCCTGCGGGCCGTCGACGACCAGTACCGCGCCGTCGTCTCCGACGTCACCGCCACGCCGCTCGTCGGCACCGGCACCCGCCGCCAGGCCACACAGGACGCCATGCGCGCGTTTGCCGACCGGGGCATCACAGGATTCCGCGACCGCTCCGGCCGCCCCTGGTCGCTCACCGCGTACGCGGAGATGGCCGTACGGACATCCGTGGGCCGGGCCGCGACCGAGGCCCACATGCAGACCCTCGCCACCGCCGGGGTCGACCTCGTGGTCGTCTCCAACTCCCCGCGCGAGTGCCCGCTCTGCCGCCCGTGGGAAAGGCAGGTACTCACCGTCGGGGGCGCGCCGGGCCCGCGCGACGTCGACGTCGAGCACGCCACCCGCGACGGCGAGACCGTTACGGTGCACGTCGCCGGATCTCTCGACGAGGCCCGCCGAGCAGGGCTCCAACACCCCAACTGTCGGCACAGCGTGAGCGCGTACATGCCGGGCCTCACCCGCGTGGATGACGCCGACCCCGACCCCGCCGGGTACGAGGCCGGCCAGCGCCAACGAGAGATCGAGCGGCACATCAGGAAGTACAAGCGCCGCGCCGCCGCCGCCGTCGACGAGCAGGGCCGCAAGGCCGCCGAGGCGAAGGCCCGCCAGTGGCAGGCCGCCATGAGGCAGCACCTCGCCGACCACCCCGGCCTACGCCGCAACCGCACCCGCGAGCAGCTCGGCGCCGGAAACCTCCCCCAGCAGCGCACCGAGGTCACGCCCGACCAGCTCGACAACGCGCGGGTGTGGTCCGGCGACGACCGCACCATGCGGGAGATGACCGACGAGCAGCTCGCCGCCGCCGTTCGGTCGGGCCCCGTGGACGCGCGCGCCCTCGCCCGCGTCGAGGCCGAAGCGGACCGCCGCGACCTCGACGACCTCGCCGCCCGCGCCGACCGCCTGTTCCCCGGCGGACACCTCGCCGGGGACCTCGCCGACGTCGGCGACGATGACCTCGCGTGGGCGATGCAGCACGCCACCGCCGACGAGCTGCTCAGGATCGCCGCCGAGATGGACCGGCGCGACGGCATCGAGCTACCGCCGCCGGCCGCCACGGGCAACGCCGTCGACGACCTGCTCGCCGACCGCGACGCCCTCGCCGAAGCGGTGGACCCCGCCCCTGACCCCGCCGGGTGGGGCGCCCTCGCCGACGAGCAGCCCGACGGCGACGCCGCGTTCTGGGACGCGGTGAAGAAGGCCGCCGCCGCCCGCGCACGTGGGGACGACGGCGACCAAGACGAGCGGCACCTCATCACCCGCCGCGAGGCCCGCGCCCTGTACGACGAGTACGTATGGCGCCAGTACGCCGACGCCGAGGACGCCTGTAACGGCTACCTGCTCAACAAGAAGGCGAAGGCGGACGGCATCAACCCCGCCACCCTGTTCAGCGGCCCCGCCCGCATCGCCTACGCGCGAGCGTCCGACGAGCTGAAAGAGTGGTGGGCCGAACATGGCCGTCTGACTCAGGCGGAGTTCATCGAGCAGGTCACCGGCAAGGCGCAGCGATGGGCCGCCGGCGCCCGCGTGAACGAGTCCGACCAGCAGAACAAGAGGTGAGCAGTGGGAGCCCGCGAGGACATCACCCGCGCCCTCTTGGAGGGCCGCACGGCCGCCCAGGAAGGCCACCCACCGACCGTATGCCCGTACCCACGCACGGACATCCTGCGGACCGCGTGGATACGCGGCTACGCCGCCGCCCGCCCGACCGTCGAGTCGGACGAGTAGCACCACCCCGAAGGGGCCCCCGCCAGGCGCAGGGGCCCCTTTCGCATGTCCAGAGCCCGCCAGGAGCGGGCCCCGAGTCACCCCAGGAGGGCGACACCATGAGCACCCCGACCCCCACCTCGACCGCCCCGTCGACCGGCCCGACCGGCGACCCGGGCCAGGGCGGCAACCCCACCGCGCCGCCGACCGGGCAGGACCCGGCCACCGCGCCGCAGGGCAACCCGCCGAACCCCACGCCCACCCCGGCCCCCGCCGCGCCGGCCCCCGGCGAGGACCCGGCCGCCACGATCGCACGGCTTCAGAACGAACTCAGCCGCGCCCGCGCCGAGGCCGGGAACCAGCGGGTCACCGCCAAGCACCGCGCCGCCGACGACGCCCGCACCGATCTGGTCAAGCAGCTGATGGCCGTGATCGATCCGGACGCCGCCGACAAGCCGGCCACCCCCGAGCAGCTCACGCAGCAGCTCACCGCGCAGCAGGCCCGGACCCGCTCCGCCGAGCTGCGCCTCGCCGTCTACAGCCTCGCCCCGGCCGCCGGCGGCGACCCCATGGCGCTCGCCGACTCCCGAGCGTTCGCCGACGCCACCGCCAACATCGACCCGGCCGACACCGCCGCCGTCACGGCCGCGATCACCGCCGCCGTCGCGGCCAACCCGCGCCTCGCCGCCCAGCAGGCCGGGCCGCCCCGTGGCGGCGCCGACTTCACCAGCGGCCCCACGGCCGTGACCGCCGAGCAGTTCGCCGCCATGGACTACGCCGCGCGCGCCGACCTGTACGGCTCCGACCCCGACACCTACCGGCGCCTCGCCGGCGGGTGACCAACCCCCGGCCCCGGCCGGAGAGAGTGAGCACCCCCCATGGCTCAGACCACGTCCGCGAACATGATCGTCCCCGAGGTCTGGGGCGACATGGCGCAGGCCGAATTCACCGGCAAGGTCCGCGTCGCCGGATCCGCCGCCGTCCTGGAGGACAACACCCTTGAGGGTGTCCCCGGCGACACCATCAACTTCCCCAAGTGGGGCGCGCTCGGCGAGCTGGACGACCTCACCGAGGGCACGCCGATGACCCCGGCCGCCATGTCGACGTCCTCCTCGGAGGCGAAGATCAAGGAGGCCGGTAAGGCCGTCGAGATCACCGACCGGGCCCGACTGGTCGGCATCGGCGACCCCGAGGCGGAGGCCCGCCGGCAGTTCGGCGTCCTCGCGGCCCGCAAGGTCGACGCCGCCCTGATCGCCCAGGCGCAGGCCGACGAGACCTCTCTCGGCGGCGGCAACCCGCTCACGTTCACCGCGCCGGCCGGTACCACCAAGCTCGCGTGGGCCACCGGCATCGTCCCGGCCATCGCCACGTTCGGCGACGAGTGGGAGCCGTCCGACTTCGCCGGCCTGTGGATCAACTCCGCCCAGCTCTCCGACATCTACACCGACCCGCAGTTCATCGACGCGTCCAAGCTCGGCGGCGACACCCCCGTGCGCACGGGCATGATCGGCACCGTTGCCGGCGTCCCCGTGATCGTCACGAACCGGATCGCCGCGAAGAAGTTCCTTCTCATGAAGCGCGCCGCCCTCGGCCTGCTCTACAAGCGGCGCCCGCTGGTCGAGTCCGACCGCGACATCCTCGCCCGCACCACGGTCGTCACCACGACCCTCCACTACGCCGTGAAGCGCCTGAACGACAAGGGCGTGTGCGTCGGCACCCTCGCCGCCACCTGATCAGGAAGGGAGGCCGCCGCATGATGCTGCGCCGCCACCACGCCCGCCCGGACGCCGACGAGCAGCCGGACGGGCCCCCGCCGCAGAGCGGGGACGACAACGGCAACGGGCCGGACGACACCAAGCGTCCGGCCCGTTCCGCGTCCAAGGCCGACTGGGTCACGTACGCGGTCGCCCTCGGCGCCGAGCAGGCCGGCGCCGAGCAGCTCACCCGCGACCAGCTCGCCGAGCAGTACGGCAGCGAGGGGTAAGCCGATGGCTCGCCGCGTCTACGCCACCGTCGAGCAGCTCACGGAGTGGACCGGCAAGCCCCCGCCGCCGGACGCCGAGCGGCTGCTCACCCGCGCGTCCGAGGACGTCGACGACGCCCTGTTGACCGCCGTCTACGACGTCGACGACGCGGGCAAGCCGACCGACCCGGACGTCGTCCAGGCCCTCTCGGACGCCACCTGTGCGCAGGTGGCCTACCGGGAGGAGACCGGCGACACCGGGACCGGCGCTGCGGGCCGCTGGTCGTCCGTGTCCATCGGCCCCGTGTCCATGTCCGGCCCGCAGCAGCAGGCCGGCGGGACCGGCGCCGGAAACGTCGACCTCGGCCCGCAGGCGTACCGCTACCTCGCGCGCGCCGGCCTGCTCCCGGGGGTGATCCGGTGACCCGCGTCCCCCCGTGGCTGCTCCCCCACCGCGTCGTGATCGAGCCGTACCTCGGCGACTCCGCGTACGGCCCGAAGTACGGCTCGCCCGTGCCCGGGGTGCGCGCCATGGTCGCCGAACAGGTGCGCACCGTCCGCGACCGCGAGGGCCGCGAGGTCGTCTCCACCGCGCAAGTCATCACCGCGCCGGACACCGACTGTCCGGCCGAGTCCCGCATCACCCTGCCGTCCGGCCGCCGCACGCGCGCCCTGTCGGCCGCCCACCACACCGCGCCGGGCCTACCCGTGCCGGAGTCACTGGAGGTGATGTGCGAGTGAGCCGTGCCCGCATCCGATGGAACGGCGACGCCGTCCTCGCCGCCGAGCGCGCCGGGGCCCTGCTCGGGCTCAGGCTCGGCGCCGAGCACCTGCTCGGCGAGTCCCGCCGCGTCGTCCCGATCGAGGAGGCGACCCTCGAACGCTCCGGGGTCGCGTCCGTCGACGAATCCAGCATGACCGCCAGCGTCTCTTACGACACCCCGTACGCCGTCCGCCAGCACGAGGACATGGACCTGCGGCACGACGACGGCCGCACCGCCAAGTACCTCGAACGGCCGCTCGTCGAGCAGGCCGGGCCGATCAACGAGATCATCGCCGCCCAGGTGAGGCGGGCCCTCCGTGGCTGACCTCCTCGACGGCATCGCTCGGTACCTCGCCGCCGAGGGGCTGCTCACCTACGACCCCGACGGCATCACCGGCGACACGTTCGTCGAGACGATGCCGCCCGCCCCGGACGAGGCCGTGTCCCTCGCCCTGTACGACGCCGGCCCGCAGCAGGCCCGCGACGACGACACCGACCAGCGGCTACAGGTCCGCGTCCGGGGCGGCCCGGACCCCCGCGTCTCCCGCACCCGCGCGCAGGCGATCTACGCCGCGCTGCACGGGCTCACCAACACAGCACTCCCGGACGGCACTTGGGCCGTCCTGATCGCCGCACGCGGCATCCCCGCGCCCATGGGCGCCGACAGCAACGGCCGTCACGAGCACGTCACCAACTACGACGTCGCCACGGCCTCCCCCACCACCCCGTAAGGAGGTCCGCCCATGGCGGGTAACAGCAGGTCCATCGACGCGCGCGGATGGCTCTTCGAGGTCGAGGACGCCGACGCCGGCACCGAGACGTGGCTCCCGATCGCCGGTCTCAACTCCTGGTCGTACTCCCCCGGCGAGAACGAGGAAGTCGCCGACACGACCAGTTTCGACAGCGACGGCGCGTACGAGGAGGACGTGATGCAGCGTGGCGCGAGCATCACCCTCGAAGGTCAGTACCGCATCGACAAGACCACGAAGGCCCGTGACGTCGGACAGGCGTACATCGATGAGGACTGGACGCCGCGTCTCGGCATCGACTCGCACAACCGGATCCGCTACCGGCACGAGACGCAGACCGCATGGGCGATCTGGGACGCCACGATGACCCCCGGCGAGCAGAGTGGCGGCACCAACGAGAAGACCTCTTGGAGCGCCACGTTCCGCCGGTCCGGCCTGCCGACCTCGGCGGCGGTGACCCCGTGACCGACCTCGACGTCGAGCACCAGGAGCACGCGCCCAAGACAGCCGACTTCGACGCGTTCTTCGCCGAGCAGGCCGAGCAGCACCCCCGTCAGACCCTCGCCCTGTTCGGCCGGACGTACACCCTCCCGGAGTCCCTCCCCATCCTGTTCACGCTCCAGGCCGAGCGGCTCCAGGCGTCCGAGGACCCGGCCGACGTCCGCCGGATGCTGACCGCGCTCTACGGCGGCGACGTCCTCGACGAGTGGGCCGAGCACGGCCTCACCGACCGGCAGCTCGGAATCCTCCTGATCTGGTCGGCCGCCGCGATCCGGAACCCGGGCACGGTCTCGATGGACCGCGCCGCCGAGCTGTACGCGAAGCAGGCGGCGGGAAAAGCACCGGGCCCGAACCGGGCGGCCCGGCGGAGCAAGAAGAGCAGGAAGGCCGGGAGTTCTGGGAAGCGATCCTGACCAACTGGCCGGCCGTCGAGGCTGACCTCGCCCGCGAGTACGGCCTCGACGCCCCGGCCGTCGCCGCCCTGTCCACGCGCCGATTCCTGGTCCTGATCGGCGGTCTCTCCCCCGAGGCCCGATTCGCCCGCGCGTGGCAGCGCACACCGCGCCGCGTCACCGACCCCGCCGAAATCGCGGCCCTCACCGGCAACCCCGCCGGCTGACCCAAGCACCCCCGGCCCCGGCCGGATGACCCCCGATGGGAGGTGATCCGGCGTGGCACTGACTGTGGGCGAGCTGCTCGCCACCATCAGCGTCGACGACTCCGAGGCCCGCGCCGGTATGCAGCGCACCGAGGCCGCCATGGCCCGGACCGGCGACAGCATCGTTGCCGAGGCCGAGCAGGCCGGAGCCGAGGCAGGAGACGCCCTCGCCGAGGGCATCGAGGGCGGCGCCGAGCAGGGAGCCGAGCAGGGAAGCGGCGCCCTCGCCGCGTTCGGATGGGCCGCCGTCGGGGCCGCCGTTGGAGCAGCGCTCATGGTCGGCATCTCCGAGGCTATGCAGCAAGGGCAGATCGAGGCCAACCTCGGCGCCCAGCTCGGCGCGACCCCCGCCGTGGCGAAGCAGTACGGCGACGTCGCCGGCCAGTTGTACGCCGACGCGATCGTCGAGTCGGTCGAGCAGGGCGCCGAGATCATCAAGGGCATTGCCCGGGGCGGCCTGCTCCCGCCCGAGGCGACCGAAGAGCAGATGTCCACGCTCGGCCGCCGCGTCGCCGACACAGCGAGCGTCATGGGTGAGGACGTCTCCCGCGTCACCCGGGCCGTCGGCACGATGATGAAGAACGGGTTGGCCGACAGTGCCGAGGAGGCCCTCGACGTCCTCACCCGGGGCGCACAGACCGGCGTAGATGTCGCCGAAGACCTATTGGATACATTTTCGGAGTATCCGACCGAATTCCGTCAGCTTGGCCTCGACGCCGAGACCGCTATGGGCCTGCTCTCCCAGGGGCTCCAGGGCGGTGCACGCGACGCCGATACCGTCGCCGACGCGTTGAAGGAATTCACGCTCATGGCCCAGGGCATGAGCGAGTCAACTGCGGAATCGTTCAAGGCACTTGGCCTGAACGGCGAGCAGATGCAGAAGGTGTTCCAGGAGGGCGGCCCGAAGGCGGGCGCCGCACTGGATCAGGTGATGGACCGGCTCCGGGCCATCAAGGACCCCGCGAAGCAATCCGAGATCGCACTCGGACTTTTCGGGACCAAATCCGAGGACATGCAAAAGGCCATCCTCGGCCTCGACCCCTCCAACGCCGTCAGCGCGCTCGGCAAGGTCGAGGGAGCCACCGACGCCGCCGGCAACATGATGAGGGACACGGCTGCCCACCGCTTCGAGGCGTTCAAGCGCGGGCTCATGCAAGGCGTCGTCGACGTGATCGGCGCGTACGTCGTGCCCGCGCTCATGACCGGAGCCGACGCCGCCGTCGCCATCGGCGAGGGGTTCGCCACGGCCGGGCAGTACATCGCCGACAACTCCGGCATCTTCCTGAGCATCGCCACGGCCATCACGGTCGTGATCCTGCCTGCCCTGATTCAGTGGGCGATTCAGCAGGGCATCACGGCCACCGCAGTGGTCACCGGGTGGGTCACCACCGCGACCGCGTCCGTGACCTCGGCCGCCACTCAGGTGGCGTCGTCGTGGGCGACGATCGGCGGATGGGTGGCGATGGCCGCCCGAGCTGTATGGGCCGGCGCCATCGTGGTCGGTCAGTGGGTCCTCATGGGCACTCAGGCACTCATCCAGGCCGCCCGCATGGCCGCCGCGTGGCTCATCGCCATGGGCCCCATCGGTCTCGTCATCGCCGCCGTCGTCGGCCTGGTCGTCCTGATCGTCAAGTACTGGGACGAGATTGTTTCCGCCACGGAAGCCGCGTGGGACTGGCTCGTCGAGACCGTCACCGGCGCTGGCGAGGACGCGATCAACTGGTTCACGTCATGGAAGATCTGGGAGACCATCGCCCAGAAGTGGCAGGCCGTGAAGGACGGCACCTCCCGCCTGTGGAACCAGACCACGGAATGGATCCGGGGGATCCCCGGCCGGATCGTCGGTTACTTCTCCGGCTGGAACATCGCCGGGACGATCTCCGGGCACTGGGAGCGCGCGAAGGCCGGCGCGATCGAGAAGGGCCGCGCCCTAGTCGAGTGGGCCCGAGGTCTACCGGCCTCGATCGCCAGCAGCATCGGCAACCTCGGCAACCTGCTCGTCGAGAAGGGCCGCAACCTGATTCAGGGGTTGTGGAACGGCATCAAGGCCATGGGCGGATGGCTCAAGGGCCAGTTGATCAGCTTCGCGAAGACCATGATCCCCGGCCCGATCGCCAAGGCCCTCGGCATCGCGAGCCCCTCGCGCGTCATGGCCAAGATCGGCCGATGGATCCCGCCCGGCCTCGTCCGGGGCATCGACAGCACCAAGGGGGCCGTGGCCCGCGCGATGCGGACGCTCGTCCCGACGCCCGACCTCCCACAGTTCGGCGGCATGGGCACGCCCGCGCTCGCCGGCGCCACGCCGTACGGACCCGCCGGCGGCACCGCGCCGGGCGCCCGGCTCCACATCGAGCACTGGCACGCCGCCGAGAACGGCAGCCCGGACGACAACGCCAAGGCGCTCGAATGGGCGTCGAAGGGACGGGGGTGATCATGGGAGCCACCGACCTCGGAAGCCTGATCACCGGCCCCGGACAGATCCAGTACGGCGACCTCCTGCTCGGCCGGGGCACCCCCTACCGGTGGAAGTCGCTGAGCGGGTGGGAGGAACTCCCCTCGCTCGATTCCTCCTCGGCGCTCCGCCCGGACGCGCACGGCGCCTACCCGGGCGTCCTGCTCGCCCAGACCCGCACCATCGGCCTCGACCTCATGGTGCGGGCCCCACGCGATCAGATCGGCGGAGCCGTCGCCACGCTGAACGCCGGTACCGTGCCGCGCCTCGACGAGATACCGCTCGTCGTGTGGCTGGACGAGCGCGGGCCCCTGCTCGTCAAGGCCCGCGCCGTCCGCCGCAACGTCCCCGTCGCCAACGGCTACACGGTCGGGACCATCCTCGGCGCCGCGATCCAGTGGGAGGCATCCGACCCCCGCCGGTACGGCACGGACGAGCAGCACGTCGAAACCGGCCTACCGGCGCCCGAGCCGGGCCTCGAATGGGCCGGGGGGACCGGCCTCCAGTGGACCGACGGCCTCGACTGGGGAGTCGGCGGGGCGACCGGCAACGTGGGCGTCGTCAACGGCGGCGACGCCGAGACCTCGCCCGTGATCACGTTCACCGGCCCCGTCACCGCGCCGCGCCTCTCCCAGGAGGACGGCCGGACGCTGGAGTACGACATCACCCTCGCCGCCGGCGATCAGCTTGTCGTCGACACCCGCGCCGGGACCGTCACCCTGAACGGCGCCGCGTCCCGCCTCTACACGGCGACGGCCCGCAGCGTGCCCGAGCAGGCGTTCACCCTCGCCCCCGGCACGACCTCTCTCGCTTACCGCGCCGAGACGCACTCGGCCACCGCCCGATGCGCCATCGAGTGGCGCTCCGCCTACTGGTAGGAAGGACTCCCCGATGCCCGTGCGTCCCGCATGGCTGACCAACCGGGGCGATACGGCCGGCGGGCAGACCCGCACCGACACCCGTCTCGCCCCGCTCGGCACCCTCACCCCGACCGGCCGCCTGACGTCCCTCTCCGGCGTCATCCCCGGAACCTCCGGCGGGACCAACCCGCTCGCCGGCCTCGCCGTCACCGGCACCACCGGCGCCATGACCGCATCCGTCGCTCCCGGCCGCGCGCTCATCCAGTCGACCGAGGCCGCCGGCGCCTACCCGGTCAGCCTCGACACCGCCATGACCATCACGTTCGGCGACGGCAACGCGGCCAACCCGCGCATCGATCTCGTCGTGCTCCGGATCTACGACGCTGCCGTCGACGGCGGCGGGGAGACCAAGGGCGCCATCGAGATCATCCAGGGCGCCGCCGCAGCCACCCCCGTCGTGCCGACCGTTCCGGCCGCCGCCATCCCCCTCGCCCAGGTCCGCGTACCGGCCGGCGCGAGCGCGGGCAGCGGCGGTATCGACTGGGGGACCGCGCTCACCGACCGCCGCACGGGCACCGTCGCCGTGGGCGGCATCCTGGTCGGCGCGCCCACCGCGCCGGGTAGCTACCCCGGGCAGTTCCGCGACGGCGGACGGGGCATCGAACGGTGGAACGGCTCCAGTTGGATGCCGACCGAGGAGCGACACCAAGTCAACGTGGCGAAGACCGGCACGTACGCCCTCTCCGCGAACACCTACACCTCGATTCAGTGGTCGAGTGCACCTGTCCGTACGGACACGGTCATGTGGTCGGCCGCGCAGCCGACGCGGCTCGTCGCGCCCGTATCTGGCCTGTACATCGTCTACACCTCGCAGACGTGGCCCGGCGGCGCGAACTCCTGCCGCACCCGTATCCGCATCAACGGCGACGAGAACAACAACGTTCAGATGAGCTACATCGCCGCGTCGTCCGGCGGACAGGGCGACTCCTCCGCGCTCCCCCTGATCATGGCGGCGGGCGACTACATCGAGATGCAGCTCTGGAACTCCAACGCCCTCACGAGCATCCCGGCCGCCTACAGCCGGGCCGCGCTCATCTGGCAGGGCCCCGCGTGAGCGGCCTCTACCGCGTCGTCCTGTGCGACCTGCGTTCCGATCAGGTCCTCGACATCCTGCCCGCGCAGGGGCTCAAACTCGACGACTACATCGGCAAGACCGGCGGCGCCCAGTTCTCCATCCCGGTCACAGACGCGACCATGGCGCGCCGGGCCCGCGAGGCCGTCATCCCGGCCCGCACGGCCGTGTGGATCGAGCGCGCCGGCGAAGTGTGGTGGGGCGGCATCGTGTGGACCCGGGAAATCACCCCGCCGTCCCGGGGCCGTCCGGGCGCCCTCGCCGTCCAGGCCGCGACGTTCGACTCGTACCTCGCGCACCGCCTGCTCTCGGCCGGCTGGACCGGTACGGGCGTCGATCAGTTCGACATAGCCCGACAGATCGTCGACTGGGTCCAGTCGACCGACGGCGGCGACATCGGCATCGAACTGGACTGGTCGCAGACGTCCGGCGTACTCCGCGACCGGACGTACTCCCGTTACGACCTGCCCGTCGTACGCGATGTGCTCGACCAGCTCGCGGGCACCGAGAACGGGTTCGAATGGCGTATCCGGACGTACCGCGACGCCGACGGCCGCCGCGTCAAGGGGCTCCAACTCGGCTATCCCATCATCCGGTCCAGCCGGACCGAGTTGGTGCTCTCCTCGCCGGGCCCGGTCATCGACTACCGGATGCCCGAGGACGGCACCGCGCGCGCTACGCACTGGCACTCCCGGGGCGCGTCCATCAACCGCAACCAGACCGAACCGTCATACCCGCTCATGTCCGCGCCCGTGGCCGTCGACGGGGCCGTAACGCCGGGCGGGTGGCCTCGCCTCGACGGCACCAGCGACTACACCAGCGTGGAGAAGCAAGCCACGCTCGACGCGCACGCGCGCGCCGACCTCGCCCGCGCGTGGACCACCACGCAGGTTCCCACGGTGTCCGTACGCCTCGACGGTTCCGGGATCTCCCCGGGCCTGCTCGGCTCGACGATCCGGCTCCGGATCCGAGACGAGTGGCACCCCGAAGGGCTCGACGCCCGGTACCGCTTGATCGGCCTCGCCACCACCCCGGCCGAACGCGGCCGACCCGAGACCGCCGATCTACTCCTCGAACCGAACGCCGCACCGGCGACCCTCACCGCCTAGGAGGCCCCCGCATGGCCGCAATCCCCCAAGACCTCCTCGACCGCATTCGGCGCCTGGAGGCCGAGGTGCGCGAACTGAGAGGCCGCTCACAGATCCGCCCCGCCATGGACCAGATCCTTTCCGGCGACGTGGTCGTCGGCGAGGGGGGCGCCCTGTCCGTCCTCGACCCCGACAACGGGCACCAGACCTTCCGCGTCGGCGAGATCTTCCCGGCGATCGGCGAGTTCGGGACCATGATCCGGCGCGACGACGGCACCGTCGCCATCAGCGTCTCGCGCGGCCCCCTCGCCGACCCCGCCCAGTCTCAGGCCGTACGCATCATGGATGCGGCCGGGAACGAGATCCTCTCCGGCGAGACCGTCGACCCCGAGGGTGGCCTCGCCCGCCCGTACCTCCCGCTGCCGATCCCGCAGGACGAGAGCACCGCCTCATGGCCGGGCAGTGCCTCCACCGCGTGGACCACGATCGGCCGCTCGCGCGGGATCGTCCAGCACCCCAAGGTGTGGATCTACGCCGTCATGGCCCGACCGTCCGGCGTCTCGGCACAGCTTCAACTACTCGTCGACGGCACGGTCGTCGTCACCGGAGCAGTCAACGGGACGCTCGCCAACGGCGGCCCCGTCCCCGGCTACGAGTTCGGAAAGGCCGTCGAGTTCGAGTTGCAGGTCAAGGTCACCGCTGGCACGGGCACCGTCCGGGCGATGACCCGCTACCTGTACGGCATCCAGTCCTGACCCCATCCCACCCGAGGGCCGTCCCGCGCACCGCGCCGGGCGGCCCTTCCGCATTCTCGGAGGTACCCCATGGCCGCGCCCGCGTCCGCCGCCCGCTTCCTCGCCGCGCTCCGCGCCGAGGGTCTGACCGTCGTCACCTACCCGGGGTGGGAGACGCACAACCGGAACCACAAGGGCCCGTGGGGCCCCGTGCACGGCGTCGTCGTGCACCACACCGTCACCAAGGGCACCGCGAACACGGTGCGGATCTGCCGCGAGGGACACAGCACCCTGCCGGGCCCGCTGTGTCACGGCGTGATCGCCAAGGACGGCACCGTGCACCTGATCGGCTACGGCCGCACCAACCATGCCGGCAGCGGCGACCCGGACGTGCTCCGGGCCGTCATCGACGAGCGCCCGACCCCGGTCGACGACGAGGCGACCACCGACGGCAACCGGCACTTCTACGGGTTCGAGTGCGAGAACCTCGGCGACGGCGAAGACCCGTGGCCCGAGGTCCAGCTCGACGCCATCGCCCGCGCGTCGGCCGCCGTCTGCCGGCTGCACGGATGGGGCGCGCGCTCCGTGATCGGTCACCGCGAGTGGCAGCCGGGCAAGCCGGACCCGGTCGGGTTCACCATGGACTCGATGCGGGACCGGGTCGACGCCCGCCTCGACGACAAGCCCAAGCCTCCGGCGCCGAAGCCGACCCCTCCGGCCAAGCCGAAGCCGACCCCGCCGTCGAAGCCGGCCGTCTCCCTCGCCCGCCTGATCGCCGCCGCCCGCCGCGACCCCGCCCAGAAGGGCACCCCCGTCTCGTACGCCGGGGCCCAGATCGTCGAGGAGGCCCTCGCCGCCGAGGGGCTTCTCGCCCGCTCCCTGGTCGATGGGCACTTCGGCACCGCCACCCGCACCGCGTACGCCCGTTGGCAGGCCCGCCAGGGCTACCGAGGCGCCGCCGCCGACGGAATCCCCGGGCGCGCCTCCCTCGACGCTCTCGCGGCCCGCCACGGCTTCACCGTCACCCCCTGACCCGCTCCACCCACTCCCCAGGAGGAACCCCGCATGTCCACCGCCACGAAGCGCACCGTCCGCACCGTGATCCAGTCCGCCGCCGCCCTCGCCGTCGCCGCCCCCGGCATCATCGCCGCGTCCGGCATCCCCGCGACCCTGCCGTACGTCGCCGGCTTCCTCGCCGTCGCCGGCGGCCTCGCCCGCGTCATGGCGCTGCCCTCCGTCGAGGCGTTCCTCGACCGCTTCGGCCTCGGCCTGGTCGACGACAACGGGGGCGGCCAGTGACCATCCCCACCCCGTCCGACCCGGCCGCCGTCGCCGTCGAGCTGGAGCGGCTCCGAGGCACCGTCGAAACGGGTTTCGCCCGCGTCGACGGCTCGCTCGCCCTGCTCGTCCAGCGCGGCGACCAGACCGACCGCCAGCTCGCCGACCACGAGACCCGTCTCGACGCCCTCGAACGCGCCCGCTGGCCCCTCGCGTCCATCGCCGCCCTGACCGCCCTCGCCGGCGTCGTGGTGGCCCTGTGGCAGCTCGCCACGCGGTAACCCACACGGGCGAATCTTCCCGACCGGCCCCGGCTGTCGGCCCCGTGTGCCATAGTCGTCGTGTCGCCCCCAGGGGCGGCGGCGACCAGCTTTCGGGCCGGTCGAGGATCGCAACACACCTGCTCTTCGTGCGAGCGAAGATGACCCCGGAACTGGACGCTAGCAACCGTCCCCGAGGACCTTCTCCCTGCTACGCAGGGACGTGAAAGCGGCCCACCCCCTCCCCGGGGGTGGGCCGCTTTCGTCATGGCCGGGCCCTCACGGGGCCCTCTTGGCCCCCGGCACCGGACACGACTCATCGTCCAGCCACGCCACGGTGCCCCCGGGCCCGACCGTCAACCCGAACCGGGCGAACCCCGGCCGGCTCCGGCCGTTCCACCACCGATAGGCGGCCTCGACCTCGTCCCACAGGCGCCGGGGCCCTTCCTGCACGACCTCGAACCGGCTCCGCCCCGGCTCGTAGTCGGCAGACGCCCAGGACTCGCCGTCGAGGCTGTACGTCCACAGGGTGTACGCCCCGCCGTCGTACCGCTCCGTCCGCCAGAACGCCTCGGTCACCTGCAACCCGATGACGAACTGTTCCGTCCACCCGCCGACGGCCGTGGGCGACAACGTGGTCATGCTGCGCTGCCCGCCGGCCGGCCAGGGGCGGCCCCGGAAGAAGACGGCCGGCTCGGGAAGCTCCGGCCGCTGCTGCCTGATCCGCATGAAGGCGGACGAGCGGGTGAAGCGGCCCCGGGCGTGCCCGTCGTCGTCGACGGTGAGGCGCACGATTGCCTCGCCGCCGTACAGCGGCCCCCACGGGGCGACGATCACGCCCCCGGTGGCCGTCTGCTCGATCCACGCCGTCGGCAGCTCGCCGACCGACGCGGTGGCGATCACGCGGTCGTACGGCGCACGGTCGGCGAACCCTTCCCGGCCGTCGCCGGTCACGACGAGCGGCGACGGCTTGCCGAACTCGGCGAGGGCCTGGCGGGCCTGCTCGGCGACGGCCGCGTCGTACTCGACGGTGACGACGTTCTCGGCGCCGACCCGGTGCGCGAGGAGGGCCGCGTTCCATCCGGTCCCCGTTCCGATCTCCAACACCCTGTGCCCGGCCTCGACGTCGAGGTCGGCGAGCATCGCGAACACCATCGACGGCAGGCTGTTGCTGCTCGTCGGCGTGGTCCCCTGCTCGTCGCCCTGGTGCTCGCCCTTGTCCCACTGCGTAGTGAGCGGCACGTTCGAGTAGACGGCCGCAAGCCATTCCCGGGGGTCCGCGTTGCGGTCGACGAGCGCGCCTTGTTCGGTGCCCTCGGGAATGCCGGGCCAGACCCGATCCGGGACGAACAGGGCCCGGGGGACGGCGCGGTACGTGGCGAGCCAGTCGGATTGAAGTGCGCCCGCCTCGACGAGCGCGGCGGCGAGCCCCTCCGGGCCCGCCGCCTCTACGCGTGTGGTCACGTGCTCCCCTACTTCTTGGAGGGGCCGGAACCGTCGGAGGAGTTCCCGCCGCTCGTCTCCGAACCGCCGCCGCCGTGCTGCCGGCCGCTGCTGCTGTCGTCCTGCTGGCTGCCGCCGGATCCGCTTCCCGAACCGCCGCCGTGCTTGCCCGACATGGTCTCTCCTTCGGTTGGGTGGTGCTCGGTACGGCCGTCCCCGAAACCGGGGGGCCGGGTCCCCATGCCCGGACTCGAACCGGGGTCGTCGACGACGGGCGACGGGAGACAGGTGGATCCGTCGTCGTGCTCTGCCTGACTGAGCTACTGGGGTGGGTGGAGCCGCCGCCCCGACGGCGGGGGACACGGCAGGGCGGCGGTGCTGCGGTCGGCCCCGGGCTGGGAACGGGTCGCCCGGGGCCGGGCTAAAGCCTCGCCCCGGGAGCTCCAATCCGGGGCGAGGCGGCTATGCGGCGCGGTACGCCAGTGCGGCGGCGCCGGCGCCGATGGCCACGCAGGTCAGGAAGAGTGCGAGGGCGGCTGCACGGGAGGGAGGTAGTCCCCGATCAGCCTGATCGCCCCCCTCGGGTTCAGGGCCTCCCGCTCCTCCGGGCTGGCCGACCAACAGTCGGTCACGTTCGCCGTCCACTCCGTGCCTCCGGGTCGTGCCAGGGTGAGGAGGTCGCCATTCACGGCGCGCACCTGACCCGCGAGGGCCCGCGTTCCGTCCGTGACGACGTCGTCCACGCGGTATCTCACGGCTGCCGCCGGGCGGCCCGCAGGATCGCCGCCATGCGCTTCGCCCCGGCGACGGTGACCTCGCCCAGACCAAAGACGTGCATGGGGCCGTGCTGGGTCGCCCGTTCCTCGCGGTAGAGCCCCTGCGTCGGGAAGCCGGCGGCATCCATGGCGGCCTGGAGTTCGCGGAAGACGTCGCCGGCCTCGGCGGTGCTCACGGGGCGAAGCTGCGGCGCGGTGCGCGGCGCGGTCATGGGCGTACTCATCGGCTGCTCTCCTCCTTGCGGGGTGTGCTCCGGAATGGCTCCACCCTGCCGCCAACCGCCCTACGCTTGAAAGGATTTCGGTTCCGTACAGCGATCAGGGAATGGCGACTATGCCAGCGGCAAAAGAGATCGACCCGAGCGAATCCATCGAGGCTTTCATCGCCAACATGATCCGCGAGGCCAGAAAGGCCAAGGGGTGGCGGCAAGTCGACCTCGCCGGGAAGGTGTTCACCAACGACACGAAGATCAGCGAGATTGAAGGGGGCGTTCCGCCCGACCTGAAACTCGGCCGGAACCTCGACAAGGTGCTCGACCTCGACGGCGCGCTGATCGCTCTCCTCACGATTCGCGAGCAGAGCGCATATCGCGACTACGCGGTCGGATTCCTGCGCGACCAGACCCGGGCCCGCTCCATCCATGAGTATTCGCTCGTCGTCCCGGGGCTACTCCAGACTCCGGAGTACGCGCGAGCGATCATGCTGCTTGCCGACCCTGACGAGCGGACTGACGTCGACGCGGACGTCGCGCGGCGCATCGAGCGGCAAGAGGTACTCAAGGGGGATGATCCGCCGTGGCTGTGGGTCGTCCTGGATGAGGCGGCGCTCAACCGGGTCATAGGGTCGCGGAAGGTGATGCGCGGGCAGCTCGGCGCGCTCCTGGACGCGTCGGAGCGGCCCCGTGTCCACGTTCAGGTACTCCGAATGGGTCAGGCATCGATCCCGGGCTCGATAAGCCTGCTTACGGCCCATGATGGGACGCGCACGGCCTATACGGAGGGGTTCGTCACGGGTCGGTATATGCAGGATCCGAGCGAGGTCGACACGTGGCAGAGGATCTATGATCGGCTGCACGCCGAGGCCGAGGGCATCGAGGCGTCACGAGAGATCATCCGCACTGCACTGGGGACGCACGATGACTGAACCCGTTTGGCGTACGAGCACGTACAGCGGCTCCAACGACAACTGCGTCGAGGTGGCGGACAACACGCCCCGCGTCCTCGTGCGGGACACGAAGGACCACGGCGCGGGCACGCTTGCCCTGGAGCCGACCGCGTGGTCGTCGTTCACTGCGTACGCTGCCGGCCTCACGGACTGAGCAGGCGCAGAACGGCCCCGCCTCCCTGGCTGGGAGGCGGGGCCGTCGCGTTTCCGCAGGTCAAGCCCTGAGTGTTTTACCGGTACGGTTGCACGCTTGTGGGGGTCGGTAATGCCGAGGTCGTTTGCGGCTTCCTCGGGGCTGATCTTGCGGGCGGTGTCCGTCGTGGGGTGTTGGACGTCGTAGAGCTGTTCGTTGGTGATGACGCCGGTCCGTACGAGGATCTCGGCGAGGGGCTTGTTGAGGGCGGTGGCGAGGGTGCCCAGGACGCGAGTGTCTGTGACTGCTTCGCCCCTGAGGAGCCGGCCGACGGTCGAGGCGCTGATGCCGCTATCTGCGGCGAAGCGGGAGCGTCCCCCGCTGCGTAGGCCGGTGACGTCGTATCCGCGTCTCACGAGTTCCTGAGAGAGCCATGCGGCGAACGCCGAGCGCGTCGCGTCGGTCTTGTTTTCTGCCATGGCAGAAATCTAGCGCGCTCGTTTCATTGATGAAACAGCGACTTCTAGACATGACTCTCCCCCCTCCCCCAGTACGGCCCTGATCGCTCAACCTGTCCCGTTTTTCTCGAACGAGGGTTCGATACTGCCCACCTTTCAACCGCTCTGTCAACGCGCAGCACATGACGCCGTCACATGCCGTTACGACATGGACCGCCAAGTCTCGGACATGGTTGTGCCGCCGCGCTCCGGTTTTATCTTTCACTCGTGAAAGATAGGTGCTACCTTTCTGTCTCGGCAGACAGTTATCTGCCAGGAAAGAAGGATGCACGCCCATGTACGACCGCGCTCTCTTGCAGCAGGCCGCCACCGCGCACGGCGTGAGCGACTACAAGGCTCTCGCCGCCGACCTCGGCATCCCGCCCGTCACGGCGTGGCGCCTGTGGGGTGGCGTGACCGCCCCCTCGGCCCGCCTCGCGGCCAAGGTGCACGACCGCTACGGCCTCACCACCGCGCAGCTCATCACCCCGGCGAAGGCCGCCGCATGACCGGCCCCGTCATCCCCCGCGACGAAGCGTTCGCCAACGCGCGCCGTGTCCTCGACATCGCCCTCGCCGACATCGCTGCCGACTACGCGGCCGGGCGCCTCTCCCCCGAACGAGAACTGATCGTTCGCCGCCTGCTCCGCCAGCAGCGCGAGCAGCCCACCCCCCGGCCGCTCGCCGCCTGAAACGCGAAAGGGCCGCCCGGTGGCACCCGGACGGCCCGACCGATCCCCCGAAGGAGACCGACTCGTGAACCCCCAGCGTACCCAGCTCCGCGCCGCCGCCGCGCTCCGTGGCGGACAGGCCGGCCGCAGGCACGTCGCCTTCCGCGACCACCTCGCCGCCGAGCTGCACCGGGTCGCCCCCGGCGCCGTCCGCGTCCACCTGACCCCGATCTACACCGACCCGTCCGGCGTCCCGACCCGCCGCACGCTCGTGTCCCTCGCGACGCTCACCGGCCAGCCGATCGAGGCCGACGCCGACGCGCACCGCGCCGCCCGCCGCCTGGTCCTCGACGCGTTCCCCGCCGCCGACTGGACGCGCCCGCACATCTACCGCGCCGACACCGGCCGCCTGGTCGACACCACCCCGACCGCGCCGGCTGACCTCGATGTCGCGCAGGAGGTGAACCGGTGATCCGCCCGACCCTCACCGCCGACGGGACCGCCGTCCGCCTCCCGGTCACCCTCGCCGTCTCCCCGCTGCTCGACGAGCTTGCCCTCGCGTACGCCCAGGACCCCGACCTGTTCGGCCGCCTGCTCGCCAAGCACGCCGCGTCGGTCGTCGCCCTCGACCACGTGGTCGTGAGCGACGACGCCGCCGACTGGGAGCGCGCCGTTCGAGCCGCCGAGGCGGACGGATCCCGCGACGCCCTGCTCGACCGGTTGGAGACGGCCGAGCGCCTCGACGACCTGCTCACGCCCGACGACGCCATCGCCCTCGCCACGTCGCTCACGAAGCAGGCCGCACACATCCGCCACCGCACCACCGCACAGGAGAACCGCTCGTGACCGTCACCACCCTGCCCACCGCTCAGGCCGCCCCGGCCCCGGCCCCGTTCCCCATGGCCACCTCGGCGTATGAGCCCGCCCCGGCCGGAACGCCGGCCGACGTCCCCCGCGTGTTCGCCGTCATCGCCGCCGTCATGGCCGATGCGATGCCGGTCGGGAAGGACAAGAAGAACACCCACCAGAACTACAACTTCCGTGGCATCGACGATGTGATGAGTGCGATGGCCGGGCCGATGCGGAAGCACGCCCTTTTCATCCTCCCGCAGCTCGCCCACCAGCAGCAGCGGAGCGACGGGAAGTTCACCCGGACCCTGATCACGATGCGGTACCGCGTCTACGGCCCGGCCGGCGACTGCCTGATCGCTGAGATCCCGGGCGAGGCGTTCGACACCGCCGACAAGTCCATGAACAAGGCGCAGTCGGCCGCGTTGAAGTACCTCCTGTTCACCCTGTTCATGCTGCCGGTGGACGGGCGCAGCATCGACGACGGCGACCGCGACCACCCGGTCGCCGACAACTCCCCGCAGCAGCCGCGCGGGCCGCAGCGAGGGCAGCAGCAGCGGCCCCCGCGTGGGCAGCGCCCGCAGCAGCGGCGCCCGCAGCAGGAACAGGAGCAGGGGCCGCCGCAGCAGCGCCAGCGCCGGGACTACGCCGGCGAGGCCCGGCAGGCGACGAGTGAGGAGCAGTTCGCCGCAATCCGGAAGGCCGCCGAGGAGGCCGGGGCGCCGCCGGAGTACATCGCCGAACTCGACGCCATCGGCGCCCGGAAGCGCGCCGCGAGCACCGCGCCGCAGCAGCCCGCCGCCGGGGCGCCGCAGCAGCAGGCCCCGGCCGCCGCGCCGGCCCCGGCCGCGAGCACGACGGCCGCCGCCGAGGAGGCCCTCCGGCTCGCCGCTTCCCGCGCCGGCTACCAGTCCCTTGACGACGACTTCCAGCGCGCCTACGGCCGGACGATCGCCGAGGCCGACGTCGCCACCCTGAACGCCTACCGCTCGATGATCGAGAGGGCCGCCCAGTGACCACGCAGACCGAACCGCCGCTCTCCGAGATCGAACAGCACCACTACGACACGCTCGTCGAGCGCATGGGCGTCAACCGGCTGCTCGCCGAGGAGCAGGCCGCGCACGGCGAGGAGCCCCTCGACGACGAGCAGGCCCCGGCCTCCGAGGTGATCGCCGGCACCGAGACCCGGGACGCCATCATGCGCGTTGCCGTCCTCGGCGCCCTGCTCGACGAGGTCAAGGCGGCCCACAAAACCGCCCGCGCCGAGGCCGAAGCGCTCTTGGAGCAGCAGTACAAGGCGACCGGCACGTCGAAGACCGACGCCCTGTTGCCGGACGGGACCAAGGTCGGGTCGATCTCCCGCCGAGGCGGCGAGCGGGCCGCCACGGTCACCGACGAGGACGTGTTCGCCGCATGGGTCCGCGACAACTTCCCGAGCGAGTTCGAGATCGAGATGATCCCGATGCGGCTGGAGACCCGCGTCCGCCCGGGGTTCGCCGCGAAGGTCATGGCCGAGGCGACCGCCGCCGGGACGGCCCGGTACGTCGACGAGCAGACCGGCCAGGTGCACGACGTGCCCGGCGTCGAGATCCGCCCGTCCCGCGCCGCGTCGCACCAGATGACCTACAGCCGGACGTCGAAGGCGCAGGCCCTCACCGGCCGCGAGTTGGTCGCCCGCGCATGGCGGAGCGGCGCCCTCGCCCCGAACGTGCTGCCCGCCCTCGCCCACGAGGGGGCCGCCGAATGATGCCGCACCTGCCGTACGCGGACGCCGTCCACGCCGCCCTGGTCGAGGCCGACGTCGCCCCCGAGACGCTCACCGCGACCGAGACCGACGACGGACAGTTCATCGTCCTGGTCGAGTGGCCGACCGTGCGCACGTCGCTCCGCTGGCACTCCGGGACCGGGTGGAGGCACAGCGCCCCGCACTGCGGCGGCCCCCTGTTCGTCGACCACCTCGCCGACCCGGCCGCCCTCGCCGAGGCCGCCGGCCAACTGCTCGACGGGTTCCCGCCGCACACGACCCGGGCCCGCTGGACCGGCGCCCCGACCCTCGACCGCGCCCTCGCCGCACGCGGCATTTGACCGCCCGCACACCGGCCCGCCCCGACCCCCGAACGGGGCGGGCCCCCCGACCAGGAGCACCACCCATGAACTCCCAGACGCTTAAACCCAGTTGGCACCGAGGCGCCGCGTGCGCCGGTCTGGACGTCAACGCGTTCTATCCGGACGCGACCGACGCCGAGGGCCGCCGCGAGGCCCTCGCGATCTGCGGTCTGTGCCCGGTCCGCGAGGAGTGCCTCGCCGAGGTCATGGCCGAGGAGGGCGGACGCGGGAGGACCAGCCGGTTCGGCATCCGGGGCGGCAAGACCCCCAGCGCCCGTTTCCACTTCCACAAGGCCACCGTCAAGGCGGAGCGCGACCGCCTCGCCGTCGAGGCCGCCGCATGACCGGCCGCGAGCGCCTCGACCGCGCCCGCCGCCTGCTCGACACCGCGCCGCCGGCGCCCGTCCCCGGTCAACTCCCCCTCGACCAGGGCGAGCCGAAGCCGAAGCCGAGCCCCGCGTGCGACACGGGCAACCCCAGGTGCAACGCCACCCCGACCCGCCCTTACCCGTGCGGGTGGCGGTGCGACGCCCACCGCCCCGTACCGCGCACCCGCCCGCAGTAGCCCCCGTTCTGCCCCGGGGCGAGGCCGGACCCGATCCCCTCGCCCCGGGCGCACCACCCCGACAGGACCCTCGCCATGGCCCGCATCCGCACGATCAAGCCCACCTTTTTCACCTCCCTCACGATCGCCGACCTCACCATCGAGCAGCGGCTCACGTTCATCGGCCTGTGGACGCATTGCGACGACCAGGGCCGCGCCGTCGACGACGCCCGGCTCATCAAGGCCGCGCTCTGGCCGCTCGACGACCGGACCGCCGCCGACGTCGAGACCGACCTCGCCGCACTCAGTGAGTCCTCACTGATCGTTCGGTACGTCGTCACCGGCAAGCGCTACTTGGCCGTGTCCGGGTGGAAGGAGCACCAGCGGATCAACCGCCCGTCCGCGTCGGGCCTCCCCGCGCCCGACCAGGGAGAATCCACCCCGGAACCGCCCCTGACCAGCAGTGATGAGGACTCCGAGCAGGCTCACGCACACCTCAGTGAGGACTCACCCCAGGAAAGGAACAGGGAACAGGGAAGGGAACAGGGAACAGGGAACAGGAAGTCGTCGGCCCTCGCTCCGCGAGACCCCGACCCGGCGCCGGCCCGTGAGGACGTCGAGCGGCTGTGTGAGCACCTCGCCGACCGCATCGTGCAGAACGGCAGCAAGCGCCCCAACATCACGAAGGGGTGGCGGGACGCGGCCCGGCTCATGCTCGACAAGGACGGCCGCACCGAAGAGGCCGTGCACCGCGCTATCGACTGGTGCCAGGACTCCGACTTCTGGCGCTCGAACGTCATGTCGATGCCGAAGCTCCGCGACAAGTACGACACCCTGCGCCTCCAGGCCAGCCGCCCGGCCGCCGGCGGGAACGTCGTCCCCATCGGCTCCGCCCGCCCCTCGACGACCGATCAGCGGGTCGCCGAGGGCCTCGACCTCGCCGCCCGACTCCGCGCCCAGGAGGCCGCCCAGTGACCCCCGCCGACGCCGCCGAGCTGCTCACCCTCGCCGCCGCGTTCGACCGCCGCACCGTCGGCGAGGCCGACGCCCGCGCATGGGCCGCCGCCCTGCACTCGATGCCCCTCGACGACGACGCCCGCGCCGCCGTCGCCCGCCACTACGGCGAGACCGACCGATGGCTGACCCCCGCGCACGTCCGCCAGCAGCGCGCCCGGATCCGCGCCGAGCGGGTCAACGCCGCGACGATCGTCTACGACGGGATCCCGGGCGAGACCGGCGCCGAGTCCATCGCCCGCCGCCGGGCCCTGCTCGCCGCCGTCGCCGACGGCCGGGTCGCGGGCCCGTCCATGCGGGGCGCCCTCGGGTTCTCCGAGGAACGGCCGATGCTCGCCCTTCCGGCCGCCGCCACCCGCGAGGAGCGCGACCAGTTCGCCGCCGAACGCCTCGCCGCCCTCGGCGCCTACATGCCCCCGGACATCGAGGAGGCCCTCGCCGACCACCGCCCGCGCCGGCGCGCCCTCGCCGAGGAGGACCGGCCCGACCCCCTCGGCGTCCCGTGCCCGTACGAGCACTGCCGTGCCGACGTCCGCACGCCGTGCAAGCGAGGTGACCGCCGGCGCACCGAGCGCGCCCCGCACCCCTCCCGCGTCGAGGCGGCCCTCGCCGCGCGCCACCAGGAGGCCGCCGCATGACGCCGCCCGCGCCGATTCCGGCCGCCGCCGTTGCCGTCATCCGGGCCGTCCTGGAGGACGCGACCGTACGCGAGTTGCTGCACCGGCCCGGGGCGACCGCTGTACGGGCCGCCAAGGCCCTCGAACGGGCCGGATGGGACCTGCGGGTGATCCCGCCCGCGATCACCCCGGAGGACGTCACCTAGCCCCCCCCGACAGGGGGAGCCAGATCAGCCCCACATCCGCTATCTTTCTGTCTCGACAGATACATGCCTGTCGAGACAGAACCGCGAGCGCGCACGCTCAGCACGTAGAGCAGGAGGACCGACCCGTGAATACCCCCGAGCGCTTCGCCGCCAAGGTCGACCCGGCCGGCCCCCTCAGCCTCTACCGAGACGCCCCCGGCCCCTGCCACCTGTGGACCGGCGGAGCCCGCAGCAAGCGCCCTCACGACGCCGGCGAGCACGGCGAGTTCTACGGAGCGTTCAAGGCCGACGGCCGCACCGTCCGCGCCCACCAGTACGCCTACGAGCAGGCCCGAGGCCCCATCCCCACCGGGGCCGAGGTCGACCACCGATGCCGCCGGCGCAACTGCGTGAACCCCGCCCACCTCGAAGTGACCGACCACCGCACCAACACCCTCCGCAGCAGCGGCCCGACCGCCATCAACGCGCGGAAGGTGCGATGCCTCCGAGGCCACCCCTTCGACGCCGCCAACACCTACATCCGCCCCAACGGCGCCCGCGCCTGCCGCGCCTGCCGCCGCCCCGCCACCGAAAGGACCGCCGCCTAATGGCCGGAGAGACCACCCTCACCATCACCGGGAACCTCGTCGACGACCCCGAACTCAGGCACACCCCCGGCGGGCACGCCGTCGCCAAGTTCCGCATCGCCTCGACCCCCCGGACCTACGACAAGCAGTCCGGCCAGTGGCAGGACGGCGAGAGCCTGTTCATGACCGTGTCCGCGTGGCGCACCCTCGGCGAGAACGTCGCCGCGTCCGTCCAGCGCGGCACCCGCGTCGTCGTCGTCGGCACCCTCCGCCAGCGCACCTACGAGGACAACCAGGGCATCAAGCGGACCGTCGTCGAGGTCGAGGCCGAGGAAGTCGCCCCCTCGCTCCGCAACGCCACCGCGCAGGTCACCAAGACCACCGGCAACCGCCAGGGAAGCAACTCCCAGCAGCAGCAGAGCGGATACGGCCCGCAGCAGCCGCAGTACGACCAGTGGAACACCAACGGCCCCGCCTACTGACCCGCGCCGCCGACCGGTCGCCGCGCCGCCCACGCGCGCGCGTGCACTTCCGGGCCCCGGTCACCACCGACACCCGACTGACGAGCCGAGACGGAGCCACCCCATGAGCACCCCCGCCCCCTCCGAGACCGCCCCCGCGTTCGAGGGCGACCTCGACGCCGGCACCGTCCGCGACGCCCTCGCGTTCAACGACGGCGAGCACGACCAGGCCCTCGCCACGCTCCGCGACGTCCTGCTCGACACCTCCCTGTCCCGCACCCCCGACCAGGCCCTCGCCGCCGCCCGCATCGTCCTCGCCGCCCACGCCCGGCAGATCGAGGCCCTGGTCGAGGCCCACTACCGCGCCCGGCACGCCGAGTGGGGACTCACCCGCTCGTCCCGGGGCCTGCTCACCGGCTACGACGGCGCCCGGAAGCTGATCGCCGCGTACGCCGCCGGCCTCGACCGCGACCAGGCCCTCGCCGAGCAGCGCACCCCGTGACGCTCGCCCACGCGGCATCCCTCACCGTCGCCGCCGTCCTGCTCGCCGCCGGGGTCTACCTGATCGCATGGACCCTGCGCGGCGAGCACGGGCGCGCCCACCACACCCGCTACCGCAGCAGCACGAAGGACACGCGCCGATGACCCGCCGCCGCACCATGGCCGTCCGCAAGAAGCACGCCGAGACCCGCCTCGCCCGCCGCATCAAGTTCGAGATCCTCCTCGACCGCGCCGACCGCCTGTCCCCCACCGAGGCGGACGCGCTCCGCGAGTACGCCCTCGCCGAGGCCGCCACGGCGGACCAACTCCGATCCACCGCGCGCGGGCAGGACCGCACCTTGCAGAAGATGCGCGACCGCCTCGCCGCCGCCGACGCCGCGATCGTCGAGGCCGAGCAGGACCGCGCCCGCGTCGAGGAGCAGCTCGCCGAGGCCCGGCACCGCATCGACCTGTTGCACGCCGTCGACGCCGGCCGCGCCGACGGGGCGCAGCGCATCACGGACCAGCGCGACCGCGCCGAGGCGTTCCTCGCCCGACTGCACCGAGCCGAGACGTACGGCGACGTCCTCGCGATCCTCGGCGAGCACCGAGGACTTACCCCCGTCGCCGCCCGCGCCGCCGCCGCGTTCGCCGCCGCCGCCGACAGTCAGGCCGCCGTCCTCGCCGAGCGCGACCGCGAGCACGCCGTCGCCCTCGCCACCGAGAAGCAGCGCACCGAGCGCGCCGAGGCCCTCCTCGACCGCGTCCGCGCCGCCCGCACGTGGGGCGACCTGTGGGCACACCTCGGTATGCGCTACGGCTACACCGCCGAGCAGGCCGGCCGGGAAGCCCGCGACCGCCGTACCGCCGCCGAGCGCGCCGCCGACGCCCGCGCCGAGGAGGCCGCCGCCGCGCTCTCCCGCGAGGCCGGCGAGCTGCTCGACGTCCGCCAGCAGCTCACCAGCGCCCGGAAACACGCCGGGGCCCTCACGGTGTCGCTCGCCCGCACGGCCAAGCACGCCCGGAAGAACGAGCAGCGCCTCGCCGACGCCCGCCGCCGCCTCGCCGCCGAGTGCGTCACCTGCGGATGCCCCCGCGAGCAGCACGCCTCACGCCTCTACGCCAACGCCCGCGCCCGCCTCGACGAGCTGCTCGACGCCGCCGGCCGCGCCGCCAACCAGCTCGGGACCGCACACCCCGCCGACATCGCCGACCGCCTGTACGCCGCGATCGAGCAGGCCAGGAAGGACCCGTCATGACCACCGTCCCGACCACGCTCCCCGAGCACGCCCTCGCCACCGCCGCCGACCTGCGCGCCGTCCGCGAGCAGTGGGGCGACCTGCTCGTCGCCATCGAGCAGCGCCCCGCCGACACGTGGCCGCCCCGCGAGACCCGAGGGTTCCTTGACCAGCTCGGCGACGCGCACCAGGAGGACGAGCAGCACCTCGGCCGCACTCCGCTCACGCTCCGCCAGCACCCCGCGCCGGCCAACCTGACCGCGCTCGACGCCGCCCACGCCGTTGAGGCCGCACTCTTCACCGCGTGCGACAGCATCGCCACCCGCTACCAGCGGCCCGTACGTACCCACCTGCGCGGCGGCGGCACGGCGAAGCACGGCACCGCCCGCGTCGTCGTCGACGAGGACGACCGCGCCGACCCCCGCCGCTGGACCCCGTCGACCGTCGGCCCGTCCGGCCGGACGCTCGCCGCCGGCTCCCGGGCGCACGGGCTGCACTGGGCCGCCGTGTGGCTGGAGGGGCGCGCCCTCGACGAGGACCAGGGCGACGGCCTGTTCTACCCCCTCGGCGACGACGTCCTCGCCGACCTCGCCACGGTCGCCCGCCGGGCCCGCCGTCGCGTCGAGGCCGCCCTCGGCCGGGACGGCCGGACGACCGCGCTCCCCGACCCGTGCCCGTGGTGCGGGGGCGAGCTGCTCGCCCGCACGGTGCCCGGCGGGGAGCCGTCCGCGACGTGCCAGACCGGGGAGCAGTGCCCGGCCCCCGCCGCCCTTGACCGGGGCCGGCGCACGTGGCGGGGAGCGGACCTCGCCGCACTGTGGGCCGCCCTAGACGAGTGCCGCCGCGACGCATAGCCCAACTCGGCCCCGTTCGAACGCAGTTCCTTGTGTAGCCGTTACTGTAGCCACTTGTGTAGTCGCTACAGTAGCGGCTACAGTCGTTCTCGTCGGATGCAACCCGACACCCCGGCCGGATGCAACCCGGCCCCCACCAGCGACCAGGGAGCAAACCCCATGGACCTGTACCGCCCCGCCAACCCCCGCAGCCGTGGCGCCGGCCACTACCGCCGCCCCGGGACGTCCGCGAGCTACTGCGGACGCACCGTCGAGGCCAAGCCCACGGAGCTCCGCTACATCACCGGTGTCTGCCAGCAGTGCGCGAAGGCCGAGCAGCGCGACCGCGTCGCCGCCGAGCAGGTCGCCGCCGACCGCAGCATCGACGGCCCCACCCTTGCCGAGCGCGCCGGCGTCCGGTACGCCCGCGTCGGCAAGGGCCGCCGCGTCCACTACTCGAACAACGACGACACCCTTTGCGGCCGCGAGGTCACCGCGTACGACGACCTCGGCGAGAAGGCCCCCGAACTGTGCGCCCCGTGCGTCCGGGCCGCCGAGGAGCGCGCCTACTCCCGCGCCCTCGCCGCCGCCTCCCCCCTCGCCGCCGCCGCCATGCAGCTCGCCGAAACCGTCGAGCAGGCGGACACCGAGGCCCGCCTCGACCACGCCGAGGAGCAGGCCGCCGCCGCGTTCACCGCCACCACCCACACGGTCGAGGCCGTCGAGCACGCCGAGCAGGTCGAGGCCGGCGTCGCCACGGTCGAGGACGCCGAAGCCCTGTACGCCACCCAGGTGGTCACCGAGGCCGAAGCCGACGCCGGCACGTGGCGAGGCGAGTGGATCGGCGAGCAGCCCACCGACGGCCTGTTCACTGTCGAGCGCCCCGCCGATCAGGGAGCGTTGTTCACGACCACGGCCACAGTCGAGCCGATCGTCGCCCGCGTGTCCTTCGACCCCGGCACCCTCGCCCGCATCAAGGCGAAAGCCGACGCCGACCGCAAGGCGTACCGCGCCGAGACCGACGACCGAATCGCCGCCGAGTACCGCACCTACGGCGCCCCCGTCCCGGCCGCCGTACAGGCCCGCATCAACGCCCGCGCGACCGAGCAGGCACCCGCCCGCCACGCCATCGAGGGCGTGATCGTCTCCCACAACGGCACCACCCCGGGCACCGCGCCCAAGCACTCCACCGACCCCGACGCCCGCGCCGCCCTCGACGTCCTCGCCTCCCTGCGCCTCGCCGAGATCACCAACCACACCGACGTGACCGCCGAACCCGGAGACCCCGACCACGCCCCGGCCGCATGGGGATTCCTCATCGAACCCCGAGGACACGGCCGTATCGCCCTCTACTGGATCGAGGCCGGCCGCTACACCCGCCCCGACGGTAAGCCGTTCGCCGTCGAGCTGGAGATCGGCGCCGACAAGCTGCGCAAGGCCGGATGGACGATCGAGCCGGGCGACCGCCGGCACGTGATGGCACACCGCCCCGCGTAGGCCCCCAACAGGCCCGCCCCAGCCCGGGGCGGGCCCCTACCCGATAGGACAGCAGCCATGAAGTTCAACGTCACCATCGAGACCGGGCCGACGCCGGAGTTCGACACCATGGACGAGCCGACCACCGTCCGGCTCATCCGGCAGGCGCACGCCCAGGGGTTCACCATCAGCGCCGACGCGAACGCCTACACGATCACCCTCGCCAACGGGCAGCGCACCGTCCGGATCATGCCCGCCCGCCGGCCGCAGCTCCCCACGGACCGCCAGCGCGACGAGCTGCACCGGATGGTCGTCCTCGGCCGCGAACTCACGTGGGCCCGCAGCAGCCGCAACGTGGGCGTGCTGACGGATGGGGCACTCAAGATGAGTCACCAGCTTTCCGACGGCCTGCTCGAACGCGGCTACGTGACCGGCACCGGCCACGCCGGGAGCGAGGCCCGCCGGACCCTGGTCGGTTGCCTCGCGTATGCCCGCAGCGCCAAGAACGAGCCCCGGGACGCCCGCAACGAGATTCTCCGTCGGGCCCTCCTCGATCTCGCCCAGACCGACACCGTGGCGTGGCGTGAGACCGCCGACCCGGCCGACGCCGCTCCCGCGCCCGAGCCCGAGCAGCCGGCCGCCGAGGACGTCGACGAGCCGACCGAGGCCCCCGTCGACGAGCCGACCCCGCAGCCGTCCACGTCTCCCGCCGAGGCCGACTCAGAGACGCCCCAGACGCACTACACCCTCAGCACCGAGTACCCCGGCCCGTCGGAGCAGGACGGGCCCATCACCGAGGCGAGCGCCGGCCGCCTGCTCCGCCGTCTCCTCCCTCACGACACCGTCATGATCGAGACGGACCACGCCATCCTGATCGACGACATGTCGCGCCGAACCCTTCACTTCCGGGACCTTCCACACGTCAAGCCGCGTCAAATGCAGATCATCGAAGCCCTGTTGGCCGACGACGCCCCCGCACAGTGGGGAGGGTCCGGCGGTGCGCCTACCTTCCTCCTCGGTCGAGCGTTGATCGGTTCCCAGGCCGTTCACACCATGCAGGAAAACGGGCTCTTGCAGCCGTATGTCAAGGGTGGCCCCGTCCGCCCCACCCTCGCCGCCCTGCTCGCCTACGCCCGCACCCTGCCCAGGAAGGACCAGGGGCCGGCCATCATCGCCGGGGCCCGCCACTTGACCGAGCCGCAGTTCGCCGAGCCCGTCGACGAGCCTGCCACGGCCGCCGGAGCGCTCCCCGGGCCCTCCCAGTACATCGCCGACGAGCTGAACCGCCGAGGCGTGCCCACGAACACGGCCGCCGGCGCCCTGTTCGCGGACATGATGGCCCTGTTCGACAAGTACGAGCGTGAGAGGGCCGCCGCCCGCGCCCTCCAGGGCGACACCAACCCGTACGACCTCGACGAGTGGGAGCCGTTCGAGGCCATCGCCAACGAGTGGGCGAGCACCGAGGGCGACGAGCAGGCCCGCGAGCAGTTCCTCGACCGCCTCGCCGATCAGCTCACCCTCGACAACATCCGCGTACTGCGACAGGCCGGCGAGGCCGCCGCCGCCGTCACCCCCCGCGTCGTCCGCGCCGAGCGCGCCCGGTACAAGGTGCCGGAGATTGCCCGCCGCGCCGCCCTCACGGACGGGCGGGTGTACCAGATCCTTCGGGGCAACTAGCCCGGAACCACAGCGGGCCCGAACCTGCGATGCAACCGCAGGCCGGGCCCTGACCACGACAGGAGCAAACCCCGTCATGGCTAAGCGCAAGCGTAGCCCCAACCCCCTTACCGTCCGCCTCGACCCCACCCTCGCCGCCGACCTCGACACCATCACGAGCACCGGCATCGACCGGTCCGCCGCCGTCCGCCTCGCCGTCGCGTTCCTCGCGTTCGGGTACCGCGACCTATGGGCAAACGGCATCTACCCCGAAGGCACCGCGCCACCCCGTATGCGCTGGACGACACCCCGGCACTACGCCCCGCAGGCCCCTGACCTGCGGGTAGTGCGCACCACGCCGCCCCGCACTACGGCCCGCACTACGCCCGCCCCGCCCCGTACGACGAACAGGACCGCGTCATGACCACGTACCCCACCGCCAACCTCGGCCACCTCCAGACCCTTGCCGACGACCCCGCCGCACACCGCGCCGTCCTCTACCTCGACGACGACAACGACCTCGCCGTCGGAGCCGACATCCACGCCGCGCCCGGCCGAGTGCTGCTCACCGCCGAGCAGCTCGGCGACAACGGCGGCCCCATCGACGACGAGACCACCGAGGCCCTCCTCGACGAGATCAACGACGACATCGAGCGCATCCTCGACGAGGACGACTGACCGGCCGACCGGTCGCGGCCCCGGTCGCGCGCGCTGGACGCCGTTACCGTTCCGTGATCTAATCGGGGGCGTCCCCGGCGTGCCCGGAATCGGACACCCCCCAAACCACCGTTCCGAACGCCCCGCCACTCACCCCCCAGTGGCGGGGCGTTCCGCGTGCAACCCTCCAGGCGTCTCGCGAGTCACACACCGTGACCCATCCGTACGTCCAGGGGGATCAACCCGTGAACCGCACCGCCGCCACCGTCGCCGCGACCGCCGCCGCCCTGCTCGCCCTCACCGCGTGCAGCAGCAGCACGGACGCCCCGGCCGACACCAAGCCCAGCGCCACCGCGACCGCCACCGCGTCCGTCGACACCCGCCCGGCCGGCATCCCGCCGGAGCCCCAAGGAGCCGAGCGCGAGGCCCTCCTCGGCGCACTGCGCACCATCAACCCCGCGCTCGTCGACGACCCCGACAAGGCCGTCGACCGCGCCCGCAACCAGTGCTCGGCGATCAACGGCGGCGGGGACAACGTCGACTCCCTCGCGCAGCAGCGGTTCAGCACCAGCAGCCACGAGGTAACCGCCGTCGAGGCCAAGGCGATCAACGCCACCCTCGGCGCGACGTTCTGCAAGACCGCCTAACGCCCGACCTCGACGGCCCGGCCCCGCACCAGGGCGCCGGGCCGTCGCCATGTCCGCCCTCGGCGAGGAGGTGAGCCGTGGCCGCCCGACCCATCACCGACACAGACCGGGAGCAGGTCAAGGCCCTCCACGCCGAGGGCATGTCCCGCAACGACATCGCCCGCCGGATGAAGCGCAGCCCCTCGACCGTGAGCAAGCTCGCCGCCGAGCAGGGGCTCACGTTCGAGCGCGGGCCCGAGGTCGTCGCCGCCACCGAGGCGCGCCGCATCGACCTCGCCGCCCGCCGGCAGGCCCTCGCCGAGCAGCTCCACCAGGACGCCGAGCAGCTCCGGGCGCAGCTCTGGGAGCCGTGCACGATCGGCGAGTTCGCCGGCCGCGAGGGCGATTGGCAGACCGCCGACTTGCCCCGCCCTCGGTTCGCTGATCAGCGACAGATCATGGGTGCCACCGCCACCGCGATCCAGCAGTCGCTACGCCTACAGCCGGCCGACGGCGGCGCCGACGCCGGAGACGTCCGCTCGATGCTCGGCAGTCTCGGAGAGGCCCTCACAGGGGCTTTCGCGGACGACCCGGGCGAGGACGGCGGATAGCCCGTCGAGGGGGTGAGCA